TGCACGAATGGTTGGCTCATTATCCTCAGACACAACAACGATGACATCATCAGTCACAGACAAGAAACCTTCGATGTTCCATGTAAGTGCTGCTCTTTGCGAGAGCGGCATGAGTGCCTTAGGAACGATGCCACCTCTTGGCATCCGAGTACCTCGACCGGCAGCCAAGATGATGAGCGTCGTGTCATTTGTCATTAGGATTACTGTACCACACGTTCTGTTCGTTATCGACCGAAGTCGTCGGAGATTCGGATCACGTCATCGGGGAAATTGGTCTGCACCTCAAAGAGAATGATGGGTCCCACGGTTCGATGAACCATTCCCGGCGTAATGCGAATGGATTGACCCGTCGTGCAGATCCAATTGCCATCACCGTCTTGCACGCCGCCATTGCCAGCAAGGCAAATGATCACCTCTTCTTTGAACTCGTGACGCTGAAGTGATGTGCGTTTGCCTTCAAGCACAGTGATGACTTTGGTGAGGCAATCGTCGAGCATGAATGAAAGCTCACGACCCCACGGCTTTGATTGATTCGTGTCGCCGACTGCGCCGACATCCTCGGCGGCAGCCATCAAAGCACTAACCAACGATGAGCGCATCACGCACCTGCTTCCTGACAAACAGATCAACACCTTCGGTGTATGGCCCATCGATCTGTTGCTTGACGAAGTCGTTGTTGCGAAGGTATCGCAATGCGCATTTGGCGCGCTGCAGCCATGTACCTTCGTGCTCATCGAACCAGCGCGTCCATGCTTCGCTGGTGTATGCATAGTGAAGGATCGTAGACACCGTCGGGCCAGGCAGCGCGAACAGCAACGCATCAATCTCCACTGCGCCAATTTCAGGCGCGAGATTGTACTCATCGATGCAGTCTTGATACTCAGGTCGCTTGCGACTGCCGAGCCAGTCCATGTTGTGAGCTTTCGTCTTCACGCCGTCGCCGCGGTAGATCGTGCTCGACGCATAGAGCTCATCAAGCGGAACTGGAACGCCGATCTGTGAGTCTGCCCACACGAACGAACCGGTAGTGATCACGCCGAATGCGATCGTCTCGGACCCAGCGGCGTCAAGTGCTGTGTCGATCAACTTGTGATTCACGTCCGGTGATGTTGCATGCTCATCGCCGATCTCAAGCAGGCACGTGCTGTTCGATGCATACCGACGCACCAGCTTGTGTAGCGTGTCGGCATCGTTGCCTACCTGACAAACATCGATGTGAAGACGGTCGAACCCAGCCTCGACATCTGCATCAAGAGACTCGATGCCGTCATCGCTCTTGCCACCTTGGCGCGGACCGCCGTGGTCACGCACTGCGAGTGCATTCGGCCAAGCGTGAACAAGATCTGTGAAGCCTTTCTGATCGAGACCGATGTACCCACCACCGATGTCGACCTGCCGCCGTGAGGCGACGATCGTCATGCCAAGTTGCGCAGCCTCTTCGACGACCAACCTACTGACTGCACCGACGCACATCTTCATACGTGATCTCTCCCCCTGTGTAGTGAATGAATGACCAGCCCTTGGGCATGTCGATGAACTTGTCGTTGTCGTCGATGTATGTCGCGACGAGACCTGTTGCGGCATGAAGCCGCTTGAATGTACGCATCTTTGCAGGCGTACGAATGTTGAACACCATCGCATCGAAGTACGCAGTGAACTTGTGAGGCAACCAGAGCGCGGTGTCTGGTGGTGCTGCACTCATGACGATAGTACGTTGCGGTCCATCACAGTCAGCCATGTGCATATGCCATGCAACGCCCATCGGCGGTAACTCGGCGCAATCGCCGATGTGCTTGAGATAGTACGCATTCTTCGTCTCGCGTACAGCATCCATGTAGGTGGTGTCACCTTCGCACTGCTCCACCAACCAATTGCCGCCTTCTTGTGCGAGGATGTCCGCCGGCGGATCAACGCCGGCGGACCTGTAACCCTCGCAGATGAGCTCTTGGGAGTCGACGATGACGCCGTCCCAGTCGAACACCGCAGTGAATGTCATGTCACCACGGCGGCTTCGGGCTGCCGCTCTCGCTGATGCTCGAGTCCGGCGGCTGCGATGCTGGAACCCCTCCGTTCGGAATGGATGCTGCACCTGGTGCGAATTGCGATGGCGTTGCGCCGCCAGCGCTGCCAGGCAGAGGCGCGATGGTGTCGATGCCATCACGGAACTGACCGGAGCCCTTGGGCCACTCACGGTGTGAGATGGTGCCAAGGAACATCTTGCCGACGAACAGCAGTCCAACCTGCTGTGGGTTCGCGCCGTGCTGCGCAAGCACCTGAAGCGGGACGCCGATGGCATTCAGCTTCGCGGCCATCATGCCGAACGCGCCCGGCTTGACATCCGAGTTCGGCGATGGGATGAACACGTTGGCGAACGACGTGCGTCCGGACTCTGGCCCTTCCGCCACCTTGCACTTCAATGAGATGTTCTGACCATTACCGCTATTGGTCGCCTTCATCTCGCCTTTCTCGACGACGAAGACGAACGTCTGTCCGTCGGGCAATGGCTCGAACTTCTCGTTCTCGGCCAACTGCTGGAGTTGCGCCCAGTCCATGTCGGGCATGGTATTCCTTCTCTCTGTTTGGGTTTGTGTTTGGGTCTGTTGCTCGTCACGTCAAGGTGCACACGCTCCTAAGACGTACGATTATATTAGCCGCTGGCTTGTGCGGCTTGTGCAGCAGCAAGTGCGGCTGCTCGCTGCGCCGCAACGTTGGCGACGAGCTGTGAGATGTCTGGGTTGTCCGCGAACCCTTGAATGCCAGGCACGCGACTGCCTGCCTCAAAGAACGGCGATGGCTCGAAGATCATCCGCTGTGTATTGACGCCAGTTGCGAGTTCGACGTATGGCGCGAAGTAGCCAACGACATCAAGCAGGTATGGCGCGATGGTCTTGAGTGCGCCTTGGAGATACGGACCTTGCTTGCCGTCCTTCATCACCATCATGCTGGTAATGCCGATGAACTCGAGTGGCTTCGTCGGATGTTCGAGAAGATCACGGAACTGTCGCATCAGCGCGCCAAGACCACGAAGCAGCTCACCCCAGTCCTGGGTCTGCATCTGATTCGTGCCAGCGATCTTGTCAACGAACTTCGTCTGCAACTCGCTGATGGAATCGATGATCACGCTCCTGAACGGGTGATTCCCACTCGCAAGCCATGAGTAAGCGACACGCATCTGGTCGAACGTGTTGATACGAACACGAACGTAGTCCCATGTCCCATCGTACACTGGTGGCGCGCTGACGAGATCGTAATCCGTCTTCCGACCGTTCCACGGGAGGAATCGCGTTTGACCTTCGATGTCGAGGTACAACATCGGCTTGGGTCCAGTGAGCATGACGGTTGACTTGCCGACCTTGCTTGGCCCGTATACAAGCAAACTGAACGGCGGTGTCGTCAATTCAAGCGCTGCTTGTGATGAGTCCATGTCTGCTTGACCGAGTACAGCTACCTCGGCTGTGGCAGCGTCATTCTTCGTCGGCATGTGGCTTCTCTCCTACTGGATGTGGCTCCGCAACGTGCGGCGCAGTGGCATATCGCTCGAGCGGATCAATTGGCTCGAACTCTTCGATGAGCACGTCCTCGACACGAGACCCATCATTGAACATGTCACAGATGTTGACATATGGACAATCCCACGAACACGACTCCATCGGCGTGGGATACGCGATCTGTGCTGCAGTGGCGATCTTGCCTGGAACGTTGAATGGCTCGACCTTATCACGTAAGGTCATGATGTCTTCAAGTGCGTACGTGAGCCGTGTGATGTAGTTCTCACGCTCTGTGCGATTGAATCGCACCTCAGCACGTGCATAAAACGGTGGCTTCGCCGTGCCAGTGCGTTTCACCTTACGTAGCATCGAGAACATGGCGCCTTCAACATGCAAGGCGTTTGCCTCATCACCGCGCATCTCAAGCGGCAGTGGATTCTCAGTGAGCAAGATCATGTATCCGATCATCTGCTCATTGCGTTGCAAGCCGAACGTGGGATCAAGCAAGCTGCCGACCGTCTTCTTGTCGATGATCCACAGGAAGCGCGTGATACGATTCCGTGCTATGACATCCGCCTTGCCAAGATAGACAATGATCTCACCTGATGGTAGCGTGATCTCCATTGACATCTCACGCTCAGTGTCAAGTACTTCGAACTCTGCGAGACCACCTTCTTCAGCCTCCCAGTCCCAGTAACCTTCAAGCATGATGCGAGCGAGTTCGACCTCTTTCGGATCAAACTGCCATCCACGCTTGAAGTACTTGTGAACGTGTGAAACGATAGCGCGATCACTTAACTTGATCGACTGCGCGTCCGTTGCACCCCAACGTAACGCCTTGAATCGAGCGTCATGCCCGACATGTACAAGCGTACCGATCCATAGCGGACCTTGCCCACCGGCAGCGCCACCGTTGGGTGTAACACGGAGACTATGGGCTAACCACCACTTACGCCTACAACGCTTGAACGTGGCTACCTCAGAGTTTGAAGCGTGTCGGCGAGTGATGGACACCGCTTCCACTTGCACGTCTTCTGTCGTTGTCATCAGTAGTTACTGTACCACAAGTCTCCGTTGTCGTAGGAAATTATGCGATGAAATTCAACAATGACGTGATGAATTACGAAGGCCAAGTGCTCAGCGACGGCGCCCACTCAAGCAATGGCTGAAAGCGTGTGGTTGCGTCTTCGTGCAAACCGATCAATGTCTTGTGCTCATCGCACGCCTTCTTACCATTGCGAAGTAACCAATCAGCTGCATTAGAACAGTGATCGCAGCAAGTGATGATGTATAGCGGGCGACGTTTCACGCTGCATCGTCGTCCGTGGCGACTTCGACGTCTTCACCTTCAGTGTCAGCAATGAGCGCAACGGTTTCATCGCCGCTGAGGACCTTGCGCAGGCGGTCAGCGTCTCGGACGAGATCTTGCAGCTGCGCAACCTTCATGGCGGCGAGCTCTTGCACCCTGAAGTCGACGGTGTTCTCACTGACGACGTCGATGATCAAGATCGACTCATGGATCTCACTGCCAATGCGATGGCAACGGTCTTCCGCCTGGCTGTTCTGGATGGCGCTGAAGTCGCGTTGCAAGAAGACAACCGTGCTCGCGTTCGTAAGCGTGATGCCAGTACCGCCGGCCGCGATCGTGCAAAGCATGACCCGCATTCGCTTCAGGCCTTCATCTGACTGGAAGATGTTGACATTCTTCTTGCGTTCATCAACGCTGATGCTACCGGTGATCATACCGTACGTGTGACCAGCCTTCTCGAGGCGCGTGGCGGCAAGCTCAATGAGCTTACGTGACACTGAGAACACAACAACTTGACCTTCGACCTCATCCAAGATGTCGAGGAGCTCGTCGATCTTGCAGCTTGGATCGGTCATCGTGACTTTGCCATCGACCACAGTGCATGTGGCGGACGCGAACTGCAAGAGACGCGTGAGTTTGGCGAGTGGGTTGACTGCGATGATCTCGCTCTCAGCGAGCTCGACGATCATCTGGTCGCGCATGGCATCGTACTGCTTCTTCTGTGAAGCAGAAAGCGTAACCACGCGACGCACAGGGACCTTCGGCGGAAGATTAGGCAACGCGATCTCTTTGGGCACGCGACGCCAATAGTGTTCGGTCGTGTGGTCGAATTCCTCACGTGTCTCTGGCTTGATGCCAAGAACGTCCATGCCGCCCCACTGCCCAAAGCCAATGAGGCAGTAACGGTCCAACCACTTGCTCTTGCTTGCGAACTCTTCAGGATCGCAGAAGTGCAATGCTGACCACAGATCAGCAGGCGTGTTCGCAATGGGCGTGCCAGTGAGACCTTTCCGCCAGATCACGTCAGGTCCGTGCGCGAGCTTCCACAAGGCACGAGTCTGCTTCGCCAGTGGATTCTTGCCACGGTGCAGCTCGTCCGCCACGACGCCTTTCCAACGGATGGAGTTGAACAGCTGCGGCGCCTTCTCACCTGGAGAGAGGCTGGTGCCGCCATATGGTGCGAGACTGCTGTTCTTGGGCAGCGATTCCCAGTTGACGATCATCACATCGACTTCGCCCTTGGCCACGCGCTCAACACACGCTTTCCTGGTCTTGGCGGAATTGCCAGCGTCTTCGACGCGGACCATCGGTGCCCATGTTGCAAAGTTCTCGAGCCATACCGACTTCACCGAGTTCGGTGCAACGATCAGCAGCGGGTAGAGGTTCACACCTCGGTTCGCAAGGATGCGGACCGCCATGACCACCTGTGCAGTCTTCCCAGTGCCCATCGGGTCGAAGAGGCACGAGCCAGCAGACATCCCTTGCTCAAGGTTCGGGTTCGCAAGGAAGAGTGCGCCACCTGGCTGATATGGCAGCGGCGAGAATGTTTCATTCTTGATCGCCTCGAACTCGGCCTGCATCTCAGGCGTGAACGTCATCACCTCTCGCAATGCGCGTTGCGGCGCAATATATTCAGAGAGGAGACCAGCTGCGTAGTCCTTGATCTTCTCACTCACACGAAGACGATCGCCGATGATGCCTTTCAGCGCCATGCACGATGCCCACTTGGCCTTGATTGTCCAACGATCGAGGTCAGCGTTCCATCGCGTGCCAGGAACGAGCTTGATGAGCTCTTTGTCCATGGGAGACGACTGTATGAGGATTGTGGACCCGTCGTCGGTTATGTCGAGCGTAATCGCCCGCGCGTCGTTTGTCATAGCAATAGCCTATCACACTCTCACACGTATGTAAACAATTCTCAGCGATTATTTAGTGGGCTAAGAGATGTTTCTCGCTTCGTCAATCGTCGCCTGATGCGTGCTTCGCGAGTCTTGGCATATTGTCTGCTTCATCCCATGTATAACATTTCAGCTGCATCGGCTCAGCGTGCTCATTTCGAAGTGCAGCGAGACCGCCACCGCTCTTGATGACAAGCCAATAGATCGCATGCAACATCGCCATCTTTGCGTGGCCTTCACCGCCCTTTACCCACATGTTATACTCACGCGCTTTTGATGGCTTGCCCTCGAACTCCATCGCTTCGCCTGGCTTCTGCATGTAGATCGGAATGCCAAGTCGCCAGCACTCAGCTTGTAGCAAGCCTATAAGCCACAGTGACCATGGCTGCTGCGTCTTCTTACCCGTTTGTGGTGTGATCGTGAACGTCTCACAAACGCACGCTTGACACGTTGGTAGCTTGGCGTATATGAACGACCAGCAACTTCTGACGTCCATCTCGAATGGCTCGAGCGACGTGATCGTGGCCGTCTCCTGATCGTATCCAAGCATGACTAGACCGGTGGCTAAGCCAGGATCAACGAACATGACCTGCATCACTCGAACTCCGGATCGTCGACTGGATCTCCCCAGTCACCGACGAAGTTTCGCAAGTCAGGCATCGCCTGTGATGGATACTTGTCACCCCACCTGTCAAGCAACGTAGCCTCGGCAGTAAGTGGCACGTCGAACCCATCATACGACATGACACGACTGAACTCCATCGCGAGCTCTTCAGCCTCATCAGCGTTAACCTGTGCGATGCACTCGTCGTGAACTGGAACGAGCAGCGAGTCGCCAAAGCCAGCAGCGTCCAGTGCAACGAGTTGCTTCTTGAACACCTCAGCCGCCGTGCCTTGAATGAGGTAGTTCAACGTCGCGTAGTCGCGATCCTTAGGACGATGCTGCCGACCAAAGACCGACTTAAGGAATCCATCAGTCTGCACAAGCATGCCGCACATTGCTTGGAACTCAGGGACGCCTGGGAACTGCTCATCGTACGCGCTGAGGAATTCAGCAGCTGCCTCAATGCTGATGCCACACGTCCAAGCGAACTTCTCAGTGCCAGCGCCGTATACCTTTGCGAAGCCAGCGTTCTTAGCCACTTGCCTGCGTGGATCTTTCTTCTCCATGTATGGATCATTGAACGCGCGACGTGCTGTTGCAAGGTGTAGGTCACCTGACATGATGGCTTCACGCAAGCCAGGATCGCGACAGTACTCATAGAGTACTCGCATCTCCACCTGGTCAAAGTCGCAACTCAACATGCGCATGCCTTCATATGGAATGAATGCGTCACGTACAAGTTTCTTGCGCGGAAGCAGCTGCAGCAGGTTCATCGTCATACGTCCGGTGTATGCGCCAGACTGTCTAATGTTCGGCATGAAGAGGTCACCATTCATGGCCTCACCCGTGCCTTCCATCAAGTTCTTGAAGTAAGTATTCGCGACCTTCACTGTCTGACGAACCTGCAATGCAACACGCGCGAGTTCATGCACTTCGCCGAGTTCAGTCAAGATCTCCTTATCCATCTTCCATGCACCGGCTCCCGTCTTGTGAACGAGTTCAACACCGTCTTCAATGAGACGTTTCGCAAGCTGCGCATTACTTGTGATGTTGTCAACGCCGTACATCTTCTTGGCCCACTCGCGACATTCATCAACGAACACGTGAAGCGCGGCGAACATACGATTCACGTACTCTTGGTCGATGCGGACACCTCGACGCATCATACCTGTCATGACTGGCATGACTGACATCTCAATCTCGTATGACTCACTCGCCATCATGTTCGGAAAGTTCGTCGTGTAGTAATCAAGCAAGCGACGCGTGAGTACAGTGTCAAGCCCACCGTATCCCCAGTATGTTGGGAAGTCTACTGGCACAGTATCCCAACCCCAACCTTGCTCGTCCATGGCACGTTTGAGCGCAAGCTGACCGCCGCTGCTGCCGCGTGCAACGTACTTGTCACTAAGGCTCTTGAGTGCGTGACTCTGTCCTTGATTGACAAGCTGTGAGATCAACATCGTGTCAACGAGATCACCCTTGAACTCGACGCCCTCCATGTGCGACCAGTTCAAGTCGAATGGGAAGTTGTGACCGACCCAACCGTTGCGATGATCACGCATAGCGGCTGTGTTGTGTATCTTCACCGCATCTTCGACAAGACCGCGCCATCGGCGCATGTCGATCGCCCACGCCTCGTTCATATCACCGAACTGCGCGAGACGAACCGCCGCACCTGGCTTCCACCACTGAAGACCAGTTGTCTCAGTGTCGTATGCAAGTATCTCGTCGTCGTGCGCGCCAATCCACCTGATGAAGTCTAGTGCCTCTTGTGCGTCGGCGACGAAGTGAATCTTCGTTGAAGTAGGGTCCCATCGCGCATCTTCATTAACGGCAATGTTACTCATACCATCACGACGTCAAGATCACACGCATTCAAGAACTCACGATACTGGTCGATCGCCTCAGGCGTCCATATCGCACGGCCCTTATCTTCATCAACGGTCTGTGGTGCCACAACACGAATAATACCACTGTTCGCAATGAGCTTGCAACAATCCCAGCACGGCATTCGCGTCACATAGATTGTTGCGCCTTCGAGATCATGCCGTGCTGAGTATGCGATAGCGTTCGCCTCTGCATGGCATGCAACACAATTCCCGTAATCGACGCTGGCGTCGCCTTCGCCGCCGGGCATTGCTCGAGGACAGAACGAGTCGCACTTTGGCTTCTCAGTGTATTGGTCGTGATCACCCATGTTGTGGATGATGGGACGTCTCGCAGGATGGAAGCCCGCCGGCGCACCGTTGTACCCTGTGGCAACGATGCGACCATTTGCGCCAACGACAACGCATGCAACTTGAGATCGAACACAACGTGACTTACGTGATATGTCCTTGGCGACAGCAAGCCAGATAATGTCATCCTCGGTGATCACAGCTTCGACCTCACTGCGAGAATGCGCTCGTGATACCAATCGAACACGTCAAGATCGAAGTCGTATCTGTGCACGAAGTCATCATTCATATCCGCAATGCGAATGTGATCACGGACGACTTTGGTCATTCGCAACCATGATGCGTGCCGTGATGGATCGAGGTGCCATGACTTGGCGAACAACGGACCGAGTGAGAAGTCCTTCTCGGCGGGACGCAGTTGCTTGATCTTGTCGAAGTCGGTCGCGTACATGTGTAGCGACGTGGTGTGATGAAAGTACTTGCCGACGTTCCATCCCATGAATCCGGCGACTGCTTGCTGCAGTTGCGTGAACACGAACATGTCAAGGCTGAGTCCACGCCATACATCATTGGATCGCATGTGCACGTGGCAGTCGAGATACACGCCGCCGACGTCAAAGCGCGTGAGGAACTGTATGCTTGTGGTGCATGGGTAGTCACGAGCATCAGGTACGAGCGCGTCCTGCATCGGATCCCACAGGACGACCTGCGCTTGACGCGTCTGTGGATCTTCGCTGAGGCGGTCGATCATCGTGATCATCTGACCTCGAGCTCGTACGCCATACCCGCCATGAAAGTTGCCGCCGTCCATGAACGACGCCATCTCAGGTGCGGCGGCAACAAGAAGCGCTGGATCGCAGAAGCCGCCGATGAGGCTCAGCGCTTCGACGGCAGCAAGTTGCATTGAGAGCGCACGTCCAGTGTCGACCGGGACAGCGCGTGATGGATCATTGAGGATGATCTGTACGCCTGGGACGTCATGCGTCTGAAGACCGCGCGGTGCTTTGTGATCACCATGATCATGAACGTACGCAACGATGTCGAAGTACGACTCTTGCATTGAATCGATGATGAATTCCATCAGAACATACCGCCTACGAATTCGCCAGTGGCGTCTTCATCGTTAGTGCGGTATGCTTCGATGAATTCGAGAACGCTGTCTTGCGACGAGAGGATGCGGTATTGGCAATTCGCGTGAAGACGATCGCTGATCACCTCAAGGTATCGGCCATACGCAGCCTCTGCCTGTTGGAGCTCAACTTGCCAGTGTATGCCACGGGCCTCGAAACGTTCACGCATTATCTGCGGCGGCGGCATGACATACACGATGATGGTGTTCGGAATCATCGCGTGAAGCGTGCGACTGATTTGTCCGAGCTCGAGATCAGTAGCAAGGCGCGGACGTGGTGGCTTGAGCAATGCCGGATACACCGCCTCACCGATGTGCCAGCGGTCAGCAACCATCAGTCGATTGATGTCCATACCTGCATACTTCACGAGCGGCTCCACCCACTCGCCATATGCAGTATCAGCCGTTGGTGGACCGGCACAGTAATGCGTATGAGGCTTGAGTGCTTTCGCAATCGTACTCTTACCTGCGCCGTTTGGTCCCTCAAGAATGAGGAATGTCATCGTGTCTCCTGTCTTGTGTCTTTGTCTTTATGTGTTACGCGACGCGATGGTTATAGAACGCGTCGTGTATGTCTTCATCGACTATCGCTGCAGCTTCAGCAACAGCTCGATTCGGGATGTTCGGCATGTACGATACGCCGCCCTCGCGCCGGGTCAATCGCTCGATGACGCCAGCAGCACCCTCTACGACGTTGCACCATGGACGATCACACTCACCTCGAATGATGGATCGTCCAACGCCGTGCACGATGTATTTGCCACTATCCGTGCGGTAAATTGAGATCTCGCTCCACCGTGTCTTATTCGGCGTCTGTGACGAGGCAAATGCTAGACGAACTCCCGTGAATGTAACGAGAGTCTCTGCATCAAACAGCTCGTACGTCTGGGTATCCTTCGTCGTTGTCATTAGGCCAAACAATACCACACAATTGTACGGCAGTGCAGCCAGGGTAAAAGTTGCCTACAACGCAGGCGTGATCAAGAACGTGACAGCGACGTTGTAGTCCCTAATCTGACGCAGCGTACCTTGCGGTGTTGCGTCAACACGCGCATGGCCTGCAAACGTGCATGATGCGAGTGAGTTCAAACGTGCCATCACGGTGAATGAACCTGCATGCGTGTAGTCAAACACTTCACCGCTGTCCGCCACGGAGAGACCGGTTTGACCGTATGCCGTAATCGGTCCATACGTTGATGGACCTGCGCTCTGTGGGTTGCCTGTGTTGAAAGGCGTGACGTTGTCTTCGATGAACGTCGTACCGCTGAGCGATACCTCACCACTCACTGAGTAGTTGTCGGTGTTGGCCATTCGAACGCCGGCAGAGAACTCAAAGTTGATGAGAACGTTTGCGATGCTGCAGAATGGGTTCGTCACAACGACAAGCAACTTGTCGACGCCGCCAACATCACGCGGCCCAGAGTTCGTCGTCAACGCACTTGGCGTAAGATCGACCGCGCTGCCGTCAGTATAGTCAGCGCCACCATTTGACGCGTAACGTCGCAGCACTGATCCTTGTGAAGGCACGGTCAGGTGGCCGTCCTTGCACTGCACCTGATTCGTTAGGCAGATGCTGCCGTTGAGATCAGTGCTCAATCCGAGGCATGTCGCCCCATCACAAATTGACGCCACGTGTCATCACTCCTTGTTAGACGGGAACCGGCACGATGACACCGACCGGCGTGCCCTTGATGTTGTTGCTGCTCTTGAACTGTTCAGCACTCTGAAGTGATGGAAAGTTCTTGCACTGTGAGTTGTCGCCGTCGATCTTGACGACACAATCATCAGGATCGCTTGTGCCAGGCTGCAGCAAGCGATAAACGATCTTGTTCTGCCACATCGCATTCTCACGATCAACGTCGCTCATTGACGATGCAGAGCGCGCGCCAAGGCCGACGGCCTTTGCGCCTGAACATCCGCAACCTGCCATGTTACACTTCCTTTCATATACATTGTATCACAAGTACTTATGGCGATATGAGGTTGATGTTGTCTTGCTCAGCGAGTGTAACACTCGTCTCTGAACTACCATCTTGACTCCATGAACCTTTGATCTCTTCGATGCGCATGAACGCCGTCACAGGCGTGCAAGCGTTCTCAAGAGTCACCGGCATGCAGCTGCCTACCTGCATTCGCGATGACTTAACGCCTTCGCACGTGCGCAGACGCAACGCTTGCGCATCGTCAGTGCTAGTGCCTGCAACGAGCTTAGGCAATCCATTCTTTGAGACGTGAGTCTTCGCGCCATCTTGCGCTGTTGAGACACTTGACACGCTATCATCAGCGAACTTACGTTCAACGAGAATACCGTACGTCGGGTCAAGACCACCTGAGTAGCCCACGACACTATCAGTGCCAGTCTTATCGTTATATACCGCGGCACGCGTCGCGTACGTCGTACCATCGAATGCCACTGGCACGTTCGAGTACAAGTCACTTGGGCCGAGCGCCGCGAGCTCTTGCAAGCACAGACTCTTCGCGCACCAGAACGTCAGTTCACGCCCGAACGACGACATGTGCATATATGTCCCGATCATGTCCGACAACTCATCGTCCCACGCAATCGGCGGTCCACTGCTTGAACCAGTGTCCAAACCTGAGCCGCCAGTGTGGTC